CTATGTGTTACCGCTACAACAACGCATTGGACTAGATAAAAATCAAACAGTTGTTGTTAATAGACGAGAAGCATTAAAGAATCTTTTTGAGTACATCAACAATACATTTATACAATATCCCATTGCAGCAGAATCTAACATTTCACCGTTGTACGCAGCCGAACCTGTGCCCGACATGATCGATTATGACCTGCAAGTGTCTTCACATGCCGAACTTGGATATGTAAGCACTACTACACTTTCTGCTGGGTATGTGACGTTAGTGACCAATGACGAAACAAAGCAAGGGTTATGGACCACGTACACCTGGAGCGGAACTGCTTGGGCATTGACTCGTACGCAAAGTTACTATACTCCATTCTACTGGAAAAAAGTAGACTGGTACACTAGTTCTTACAATTCATCGGTACTGCCAACACACGTAGTTGATACTGTTCCAGATATTGCTACTATTAATGCTGTCGCTGGTGACACAATTAAAGTACTAAACAACGGCAATGGTGAATTCAACGTTTATCGAGTCAATTCGGCTGGCGCAGTTGACTTAGTGGGCATACAGAACGGTACAATACAGTTCAATGATAACATATATACCACAGATGCTGCAGGCATTGAAATCCGTAATATCCTAGAAAGTTATAGTATATTCATTACCAACTTTGATGTAAGTCTAAACAACTTGTTCTTCAATTTAATTAATTATATTTTAAGTGAACAGCCAGCAATCGACTGGGTGTTTAAAACCAGTTTTGTTAGTGTGTTACACAAACTACGTAAACTAAGTCAGCCTGCAAGTTATGTTCCAGATAACCAGACGTACTACGAAAACTATATCAACGAAGTCAAACCATATAGAACAAGTATTCGCGAATACTTAATTGATTATCAAGGCAACGACGAATACTATGGGGATAGCACAGACTTTGATATTCCATCAACTTACATAAGTTCAATTGGCAAATATCGTAGCCCCAATGGTCAGTTGGCAAGTGACGAAATAAGTCTAAGTACCCTTCCACAGTACAGTCAATGGTACAACACACACGGCTACGGAATTAGTGATGTTACAGTCGCTAACATTGGATCGGGTTATTTCTTAACTCCAACGGTTACAGTACTTGGTGGTGGCGGTACCGGAGCCAATATTATTGCACATGTCAATTTTAGTTCAAATACCATCAGTAGATTTGAAGTTATCAGTGCCGGAAAAGGTTATACTAGCCAGCCAACGGTCTTTATTAATGGTACTGGCACCGGGGCAATAGGCTACGCAAAATTTAAAAATCATTATCAAATTGATAGTTTGCCCACTACCACACTAACTACCGCGGCCAATGTAAGTGTTTATCTTGGTAACATTGTATCACAACCCAATTCAGGAGCGTACGGAACAGTATACAGTACTAGCACCGGTAACACGATCACACTCGTTGATGTAGGCGGTACGTTCTCAAGCAATCAGTACATATTTAGAGACTTCTCAAACCTAAGCGCCAAAGTCAATACCATCAATAGTTATACACAATTTGTTAATCAAAGTTACAATACTGTAAGAAACATTACAACAACATTGTTATTTGATCGTACAAGTTACACTAGTAATATCGCTGCCTGGCAGCCAAATATTACAGTCTTGGCTAATTCATATGTGAGTTATAATAGTCAGGCATATAAGGCAACTAGTACGGTTTATAGTACTGCTATTTTAACACTAAGTGGAAATATAACAGCCAACGTTGGAAACTATATTACTCAAGCAAACGCCACTGGTAATGCAAGAGTATTGGCAATATCAAGTAATCTACAATTAATTACCGTAGGTAACATCGCAGGCGCATATCAACGCAGAGGAGGCAATGTTTCGGTTAACGGAGTCTCTACTGGGTCGCGCCCAATTGCTATTAATAATGTATTTGATTATACCAAATACATTACATTACAAGCAAATTCGTTTACCAGTGCCACTGACCGTATCTCTGCCTACTATGCCCCAACAGCCGGAATGCCTGGTCGAGATTTGTCACAATTAATGTCCGGCATCAGTTACCCTGGAGTAACAGTCACTGGAGTTAAATTTGATGCAAACACATCAGTGGTCACTACCAGCAATGTGCTTTATGCATACAGCAACATTGGTACAGTGTTTAGTTCTAATGTAGCAAAACTTGATTTTACCACATTGGGCTATACAATTGGTCAGCCCTTGACCATGATCAACACTGATGCAAATGTTACTTACCGGTTAACTATTGCAAGTTTCTCAAGTACACAACTAGTGGCCAGCGGAATAGCAAATACTATCCCACGTGGCGCAAACATCACGCTCAAGTATTATGATTACGAGAATTCTGCATTCTTAGATTCATCAATATCTAACACCTATACCAATACAAGTTTTGGAACAAGTCCTAACGACATATCAATTGATGGTGGCGTTTATATTGACACTTACAGTAGCCATGCTCCAGAGGAATTGATTCCTGGAACATTATATGACAGTTTAAATATGATTGTGCGTACTAAGATACAGAATAATACAAAGGTAATGAGTTATCGTATTGTACATGATATGGGAGCAAATGCCAGTTCCGCTGACACATCAATCTGGCCCAAGTATTATGGAATTAGTTCAGCACATAGTACAACATTGGCAAGTAATCTAAATATCACAGACAGTAATATTCGTGTAACCAATGCATCTGTGCTAACCGCACCAAACACATCATTGTTGATTCCCGGAGTTATTTACATCAACGGAGAAAAGATTACATTCTACACTGTAGATTTAGTCAATAATGTACTTGGGCAAATTCGCAGAGCAGTTGACGCTACTGGTGCTCCTGCAGTACATGTTGCAGGATCTGACGTAGTTGAGGCTAATTTACCAGAACTCATAACCGGCGGTAATCTTGTGCATACCACAACCTGGCTAAACTTGCCTGTGGGGGCTGCCAACATCATAGTTGACAACTTTGGTGTAAGCATCACTGACAACACAGGCAACATATTCACTACAACTGGCGCAACAATTGGTGCTGTTACAGACGGATTAGGATTAGAGAATAGTATGAGTACCCCGGCTGTTTTCATACAGAGTTTAAAAATAAATATATAAAAGGCAAAAGATATGAGTATTACAATTACCGGATTACCGACACAAGGAACAGTACAAGATACCACGTATATCCCTTCGGAAACCTCAAGTGTGACGGGAAAAGTCACCGCATTGAGTATTAGAAACTATGTTGCATCAGGCACATTATCAACAGTCACTGCTACTACACTGGTTTCCACAACTTCAGCAATTGGGACTGCTGCAGCCATTAGTTTAACTACTACCGGCGACGTTGTAATTGGCGGAAATTTGACAATTTTGGGCGGGGAATATGTAACTGGTAACGTAACGGGCAACTATTTCCTGGGCAACGTACAAGGCAATGTAGCAGGCAACTTAGTTGGTAACGTGTCAGGAACATTGGTTGGTAACGTGGTCAACCCCACATCGGGCGGAGGCGCTATTGTTGGTAACTTGACTGCTTATGTTACATTCCCAGTGCAACCCTACATTACACATTTAGGAAACATTACTGCCAATGTACTAACCGTTAACGCAAATGTTAGATCGGGTAACCTGTCTACGCTGGGAACAGCCAACGTAGGCGCATTGATAGTGACAGGAACTTCTACTTATACCGGAGACCTATTGGCCAACGCCAATGTCACAGTCAACATTGGCAGCACTACAAACTGGTTTAACCAAGTTTATGGTACTGCGGTACACGCATTATATGCTGACTTGGCAGAACGATATACAAGTGATAGTCAGTATCCACCGGGAACCGTTGTAGTTTTTGGCACAACGACCGAAGTAACAGCCAGTTATCAAGCCAATGATACCCGTGTGGCCGGGGTTGTGAGTACAAATCCTGCATACACAATGAATGCCGGAACCGCCGGAGTAGATGTGGCCTTGCAAGGCCGTGTGCCCTGTCAAGTGATCGGTCCAGTTGTTCGTGGCGACATGATAGTTACCAGTTCCATCCCCGGTGTGGCCATGACCAACAATACACCGGCAATGGGCACAGTAATTGGTAAAGCACTTGGCAATCACAGTGGTAATGGAGTCAGCATCATTGAAGTTGTTGTGGGTAGATTGTAAACCAATAAATATATAGATAGAGTAACCAATATGAACAAAGATACACAAAAACCAGATGACATCGGCGGAATATACGTTCGGGGCCATATCAAGATATTTGATCCCTCATCTGGAGAAGTCTTCATCGATAAAAGCAATGCTATTCACTATGAAAATATCAGTACTGCGTTGGCGTATAACCTAGCCAATAAAGATCAAAATTTCATCTACGAAATGCACTTTGGCAACGGTGGGACCAACGTTGATCCTACAGGTGTTATTACATATTTGCCCCCAAATACTACAGGGCAAAACAGCAACTTATACAACGGCACATACAGTAAGATAGTTGATGATGCCAGTGCAGTCAATGCAAATCCTACACAAAACTATATTCAAGTTCGCCACATTCCTGGGCAAGTTTACACAGATATACTAGTAACTTGTTTATTAGATTACGGCGAGCCCAGCGGCCAAAGTGCATTTGACAATAGTCAAACATTGACCGATACATACACATTTGATGAGTTGGGATTATTTGGCCGCAGTACCGATAGTACCAGTGGATTAACAAGTACTGGGCCCATGCTTACACATGTGGTATTTCACCCGGTACAAAAAAGTTTAAACAGATTGATTCAAGTTAACTATACAGTTCGTATTCAAACATTAACTAATTTAAGTAGCATAGGATAATATAATGGCATACGCAATTAATACAACAGATGGGCAAGTCCTAATTCAAATACTTGATGGTACTGC